GGAAATGCCCAAATCTATTGATAATGCCGTTCTTCCAATAACAATATCTCCCCGCTTAACCAAGTGCCCTCTATAATAGCTGTCTTTGTGGTTTGCGTTTATTAAAAGGTGAATAAATAGACTCTTTGTATTGGGGTCTTTATACCACTCCCATTCAGTTATTTTTCTATATATTTTTACAAATCCCCTGTGCATAATACCCCAAAACTTTATAAATTATAGATATTTGTAAATGATTTATTAAATTAGTAAGAACACTGAACCTTGCAATAACCGTATGAATATCCTTGTTGCATGCACCTTGTCATACATACATAATCTGTGTTTTTAAAAACAAATAGTGATGATAATAAAACAACAAAGAATATTAACTTTTTCATTTGGATCTTTCTATTGCCCTCATGAGCCCCATAGCAGATTAGAAGAGATAAGTTGTGACGCAAACCCAGCTAGGACTGCAATATGGGGCTCATCAAGGAAATTGAAAAGATTTTTTCTGGGTTTCGTCACGCAAAATTTATTATCTATCTTGTTGGTTTTGTAAACTGTTTTGTTGAAATAAAATAAAACTCTTTGTTTTTTAATTGGTTAGTATTCGTCAAATTTGTTGAGTTTGCTGGTAGTAGTGGATATTTTTGTATTTCGATTGACTAAAAACAAAAAAAAATAAATAATACCATATCTAAACATAAAAGTTTGCATATTACACTATGGGTAAAAGAGGACCAAAATCAAAAGCTGAAAGAGGTGGAAGGCCCACAAAAATGACTCCGGAGACAATCGGCAAACTTGAACAAGCGTTTTCAATGGGTTGCGGAGATTTAGAAGCTTGTCTTTATGCTGACATAAATCCAGATACATTATACGAATTTCAAAAAAAAACGCCTGGTTACTCCGATAGAAAACGCCTACTTAAGGAAAAAGTGGTCTTAAAAGCGAGGTCTGAAGTTATAAAAGGGTTAGATAATAACCCTGAGTTTTCTTTGAAAGTTTTAGAGCGTGTGAAGAAAGATGAGTTCTCAACAAGGCAAGAACAAACCGGCGCAAATGGTGAGCAATTAAAGATTGTAATTTCAAGAGATGATGCTGATTTGTAGTTCTAAAAACGTCCAATAGGGGTTAATAAATGCCATTATCAGATTACATAACTAACTCATTCGATTTGAATAATGCTTTTAATGCTTATAATAACATTAGAAAAAATAGAAGAATAGCCTTGTTTGATAGTAGTGATGGAAACAATTTCACATCAAACGCAAAAATAAATAACGTTCAGGACATAATAAATTCAGCGAATTTTCTTGGAGTTGATCCAAGAGTTGCTTTGGCCACATCGATGATTGAGAATCATGTTGGATCTACTTATGGTTCTGATGAGAGAAACGACAATAAACCTGATGTTCTTTATCACCTAAACCCAAAATACAACAAAGATAAAACTCCTTTTGGAAATGCTTACACAGGGGTTGAAGCGCTAAAAGAGCAGCTAAAATTTGGCTCTAATTATCAAAAACAACACCCTTCAAAGTCTGGTGATGAATATTTGTATCAGGCAAACATGGGATATGGAAAAATTAAAAAAGGCCACAGAGATCTTGAAGGATCAAACAAGATTTTTGGTGTTCAGATACCAGATCAGGGCATAGATTTCTCAAAAAATCCATTATACGGTAAAAAGATTGTAAGTTTAATAGGGGATTTAAATAAAAATAGTAGTTTTATTAATCTTTTAAACTCGTTGCAAGAAAAGAAATGGTACGAATAATGTTTCAGAAAACAAAAAAGCAGATTGAAGCAACAGAACTCCTAAAAAAAAAGCAAAGAATGTTTTGTTTGAAGGTGGTTCAAGGTCTGGAAAAAGCTTCATGCTGTGTTATGCTTTAGTTATTCGGTCTTTGAAAACTAAATCACGTCATGTCATTCTAAGAAAACACTTCAATCACGTTAAGCAATCAATTTGGTTAGACACCCTCCCAAAGGTTATGGATGTTGCTTTCCCGCCTGGGTTACGACAACTTTGTAAATGGGATAGGTCTGATTTTTATGTTGTGTTTCCAAATGGGTCTGAGATTTGGATTGGTGGTCTCGACGATAAAGACAGGGTGGATAAGATTCTTGGTAAGGAATACTCGACGATATTCTTTAACGAGTGTTCTGAGATTTCTTACGAGTCAATGTGTGTCGCCTTGACGAGGTTGAGCGAAAGAACAGGGTTAAGCAATAAAGCATTCTTTGATTGTAACCCTCCCAAACGGGCTCATTGGACCTATAAGCTCTGGCACGAGTATTTAAACCCATCGACAGGGGATCAGGTCGACAAAGACGATTATCTTTCAATCTTGATGAATCCTGACGATAACAGAGAGAATATTGCAGATGGATATATTGAAAACACGTTGGATAAACTTCCTCCTCATCTTCGAGATCGTTTTAGGTTTGGCGTCTATGGTTATGATGATCGAGACATTTTTAAACCAGATTGGGTTATGCCAAGCGATCGAATACCTTCTCAAGACGACATAGCGGCTGTATTCTCTTTTTGTGATCCTGCTATCACGGAAAAGGAAAGAGCGAGAGAACATTCTTGCGAGTCTGCGATTGTTACCATGGGGTTGTGCTACGATGGAATGATTCACGAGATTGAAACTCTGCACGGAATGTGGAGTTACAAAGAACTAAAAGAAACATGCAAGTCGGTATGTGACAGATATAAGAGTTGGAAAGAGTTTTTCTTTGGTGTTGAGGATGTGGCATTTCAAAAAGCGCTTGGGTCTGACTTGGAAGAATTGGGAGTTAGGGTTGATTATCTGAGACCAGATACGGATAAGGTTAGAAGGGCAATATCGATAACAGACGTGATGGAGAGCGGAAAGGTGAAGGTAAATTCTTTGGCGTTAAGAAGGCAGCTTTTGGAGTTTCCTGGAGAAAAGTTAAAAGATTTAGTTGACGCCTTTGTTTATTCTTTGAAACTTTATAAAATATACGCTAAGGATCAATACACAAAACCAAAAGATATTTACAAAGGGTTGGATGGAGTGAGTAAAGATTTCTGGAAAGCGCACTTTGATAGTTTGAATGGAAAGAAGTCTGGGGGAATTGTAGAATTGTTTAAAAACAATTTCTGAAGGAGAAATTAAAATGAAAAAACTTTTATTGAGTGTTGTTGGTTTGCTATTTGTAGCATCGATTTGTTTTGATGCTCTTGCTGTCCCAACAGTTACTGTTTCAAGCAGAACAAAAAATTATAATCAGTGGATCATTAGTGGATCATTGGCAATGGATGGTGATTATGATACTGGTTCAGAGCTTGTTACTGCCGCCGGTCTTGGTTGTGCTTATATTGAAGATTTCGAGATTAAAGGAGTTGAGTCTGGGTATGCTTTTGGTCAAGTAATAGCTGCAGGCGGTGCAAGTGTATCTGTTCTTGCTTACTCAGGAGCTCTTGTAATCGTATCAGATAACACAGATTTGAGTGCTTTAACTTCTGTTGAGTTTGAAGCAAAATGTAAATAATTTTAAAGGAACTAAAATGAAAAAACTAATCTTAACAGTAGCTTTACTTGGAGTATTCGTAAGTAACTTTGCTTTGGCTGCTGCATCTAACACACCAACTGATGTGGTTGAATGGGCAAATGGCCTTATCATGGAGTATGGAACATTTAGCATGGGTGGAGATTCAACCCTTACTATTTCAGCAACGACAGATAGCACCTACACAGTAGGTAATCGTCATATCCGTGACATTATGTCATGGGGTTTTGCTTCTGATGGTGATAAGGCTGTTCTACCTGCAAAAGATGTTTCTCCAAATCAGATTAAGATTACAGATGCTACAACAACAGATACTGGTGACTATTTTATCATTGGTAAGGCAAAATAATGAGCTTTAGTTTACAGCCAAAAAAGTGTTGTAAATGTGGTGTTCAGATGAGCAACTTAAATGGTCACTTATCTGGGCACTACAATGAAATATACTGTGTTTTGGATAATGGAAACACAATGGTTGTTGGTATTTGCCCTGAGTGTTTTGTAAAAGAAGAAGAGTTTCCTGAACTGCATGAGTGTTTAGTTAAAGAGTGCGGAATAAAAGGATCGACTAAAATTGTTTCTGTTTCAGGACGAAAGACATCGACTGAAGTTATCAAAGAGATTCAGAACGATAATTGTTTTAAGTGTGGTGAAAAGATTGGTGATAAGTGGATATATACAGGGGGAAGACTACAGCATGAAAGATGCGGATAAAAAACTGATAGAATCACTTGAAGATCAAATTGTGTATTTAAGAAAAGAAAATGAGCGTCTTGTTGATTTGATGGAATGTATTTTATCTAACAAGCCTCTTGAACAAGTTAAAGTTGAGAAAGATAAAACTCCTCTTTATCCGGTAGCTGTTAATCCTATGGGGATTTTGCAAAGTTTAGAAGCGAAGACGGATGAGGAAAAGGCGGAAAAGAAATTGGCAGAGAGGCAGCTTCAAGATTTGATGGCTGCAATGTGATGTTTTAGGTGGCCCGAGAACCTCTAAAGCATTTAATAATCTGGCAGGATATTTAGATTTAGAAAAAATTGATCAGTTAGATCTCAAGAAAAAAGAAGATCAAGATGTTCTTGCTGGAATGATTGAAGATCTTTATATTGAGAGACGCCCTTACATTGAAAATCTATCAATGGTTTGGGATGAGAACATTCGCTTTTTCGAGGGCGATCAGCACATCTATTACAACAAGCAATCTCATCAATACGAAGTAATCCCAGAAACAAAATTCAATTCATGGATCCCAAGACCAATTACAAACCTTATTCTCCCAATTGTAATGACGATTGTGTCTTTAATGACGAAATCAAAGCCTGCTGCGATTGCGTATGCGAATGATTCAAATGTTGTTGAAGATGTAAACGCTGCAAAGTGTGCAGAAATTGTTTTAGATACAAAATGGGAGATGGACGAAGAGCAAATTTTAAGTATTGACGCAGCTATTATCGCACTTCTTTGTGGTACAGTTATTCGAAAAGACTATTGGGATCCAACAGAAGGTCCGAAATCTGAGGCATTAGGTGGAAAGGCAATTGGAGATAATGCCGTTGAAATGCTGAGCCCATTTGAAGTAATTCCTGACATTGAACATGGATCTTATTGGTTACAAGCAAAAGTAAAAGATATTTCTTGGACTAAATCAGCTTATAATTTTAAAGGAAATGGATATACTGGAAGATCTTCAGAAGTAGTATCGGCAAAAGGAATATCTTCTTTGTTATCTTACAGGGAAAGACTTAGAACTTCATCAGGGTATTCCTTAGGTGGATCTAAGGGAAACATTGAGGATAACAAATCTACGGTTCCAGTTGAGTGCTATATTAAGCCAACTAGTAAGCATCCAAACGGATTGATGGTTGTAGAGTGTGGCGGGATCCTTCTTTATGTAAACGATTCACCATATTATAAAGAAGGTTTTAAAGAATCCTGGCATCCTTACACGGTTTATGGATGGATAAAGAGCCCTTTAAGATGGCACTTCATTTCTCTAGTTGAGAATCTTACATCACTTCAAAAAAGACTAAATGCAATTGACGCACTGATAATCCTTACAAGAATGACCCACGCAAGCCCTCAAAGGCTCGTTCCTGACGGTTGCGGTATCCCTGAAGGGTATTGGGATGGTAGACCTGGTTTAGAGGTACCTTATAGGCCTGTAGGAGCTAATGGGGCAAAACCTGAGATCATACCAGGAATCGGATTGCCTGGGAACGTGATGGAAGAGAGAGAAAAGTGTGTTCGTGAAATGCACGCTATTGCAATGGACAATGAGGTTTTGGGTGGTGGTCAACCAAGCGGGGTAAATACGGCAGCGGCTCTTAATATGCTTTTAGAGCAAACGTTTTCAAAGTTTTCACCTTTTATTCAACGTTGGGAAAAGTTCTTAGAGAATGGACAACAAAAGAAGCTTTTAATTATTCAGAAATTTTACAAAGAAGTTCGACCAGACCTAATCAAGAAAATGTCTTTTTATGGTAGGGATGTCACTGATATTGAGATTCAGGATTTCACAGGAAAAGACTTGAGAGACAATGTTTGTATTCGAATAGAAGCTGGTTCGAGTTTGCCAAGATCTAAGGTTGCAGAGCAAGCTCAGCTATCAGACCTAGCAAAACAAGGACTCTTTGGTCCATTAGACCCACAACAAAACCCTGAGGGTAATGCTGAGTTCTTAAAAAGATTTGGGATACCAAGATTCTCAGGAGTTACGAATCCCGATGTAGAATACGCAAAATATTGTTTACAAGTCTTAAAGAAGATTGATCGTCAACAATTATCTCCTGAAGCTTACCCACAATTAAGATCATTCGATAACTTAGACATCCATCAAAAAGTTTTAACTGACGAAATGAAGAAACCTACATTCAAAGATCTAACAGGAATTTTTCAACAGCGTCTTGATGAAATTGCTCAAACGATAAGTCAACAAGCGGACGACAAAATGAGAATGACTCAAGAAATGATGCAACAGAATTCGGCGGGGGACCAAGTTAATCAAGGTTTCCCCCAAGCTCTACCTCCTGGGATTGGCTCAGAGGGTGGCGGAATGGTCCCTCCAGAAATGGGGGGACAGGTTCCGAATCAGCCTGGAATGGCGTAAACTTCAACGGGGGAAGTAAATGACTGAAGAATTAAACACTGACGTTAATTCGTCTGGGACTAACACTCCACAGACAGAGCCTGTCTCGTCAACAAGCTCAACAAATGTTTCAGCAGAAGGCGCCCCGAGTGCGGACTCGTTAAATACCGAAACGCCAGAAAAACTGCCTGAAAACATCCCATATACTCGATTCAAAGAGGTTAACGAATCGAAGAAACAGCTTGAACAAAGGTTGGAAGCTTTAGCGCATCTGGAACAATTTGACCAAATGTTGTCATCAAATCCAGATATGTTTGAAGCTGTAAAAGGTGCGGTTGATAGGTTTAATAACCCTCAAGCGCACAATCAATCTAATCAAGCTAATGATCCGATTCAAACTCTTACATCGAGATTAAACCAACTGGAGACAACTAATAAGTTAAGCGCATATGATAAAGCTTTTAACGATTTATACTCTACTTCAAAAATGGAACTCTCTGAAAATGAGAGAGGTTTGTTTGAGAAGTTTGTAGGAGATAGATTATTAAGGCATTGCAAAAATGATGTTGTAGGAAACTTCAGCATTGAAGCTTTAAAGAATGCGTTTACAGAAACTAAAACAATGGTTGACGAGATCAGAAAATCAGAAAGATCCAGGTACGTTTCAGAAAAGGCTCAAGGAGAAATACCTGTCAATCGTTCTGGTGCTGTTCCTGATAGAACAAAACCAGGTATGGATAGCAGGGGTGACCGTACCAAATATCTTGCTGAGAAGCTGAGGGCGTCACGATAAAAGGAGATTAAAATGTCTGTGCAATTAAGTACAATCGAGGGGATGTTGAAAGAAGTCTATACTGGCAAAGAAATTCAAAATATCCAGAATATGACTGCTGATACTTTCCCTAAATTAAAAAAGTCTGATAAAAAACCAACTGGAACTGGTTTTGTTTTTTCTGCGAATGTTAAAGGAAATCAACGTGGACAAGGTTCTCAAAACGAGCTTGAAGCTCTTAGAACACCTGGGAATCAAACCCCATTGAAGTCTACTGTTGATCCTAAAATCTTCACTCACATTATTCAATTGTCTGGACTTTCAATGGAAGTCGCAAAGACAAATGAAGATGCGTTTGCTGACAACGTAACATTCCAGACTGAATCAGGTCTTGAAGATGCAACAAAAGAACTCAATGCACAATGTTACCGTGATGGATCTGGTAAATTGGCACAAGTTAACGGTGCAGTAAGTGGATCTGCAACAGTTACTTTTGATAATGGGGTTCCAACTCACTTTAGAGTAGGTACTTTTGTTGATATCATCAACGCTGGTTCTGTTAAACAAGTAGACTCAATTGAAATCGTTGGTGTTGATATTGGTGCAAAGACAATTACTCTTGCATCAACTCAGACATGCGATGATAATTCATGGATCTACCGTGAAGATGTTGCAGACAGCGCACCTACAGAAGGAAAAGAATTAGCTGGATTCCCTCTTCTTACAGACGATGGAACAAAGCTAACTGTATTCCAAGGAATTAGTCGCTCAACATACAATCAATGGGATGGTATTTCTATCAATGCTTTAGGTGCAAATGTAAGCGATGATTTGCTTCAGAGAGCTGCTGCTAGAGTCAAGGTTGAGTCAGGTCGTCAAGTAAAGAGACTTTGCATGAACCCTGCTGGGCAGTTCAGAAAATACCTTTCTGTTTTAACACCTGCAAAAGAATTTTCAGATGGAAAGAAAATGGATTCTGGTTTTGAAGCTGTTCCAACATGGAACGGTTTACCAATTCATCTTGACACTGATTGTTCTTTCACAGAAGTTTATATGTATGATCCTGCCTTTGTTGAGCGTTCAGATGTTTATGATCTGAAACTCGATGATTCAACAGGAAACGTTGTAAAATGGCACTCTGGCTATGATGCATTTGTAATTTACGCCAAGCATTATGGGAACGTGTTAACCATGCACCCAAAATCTTTGGTACGTGTTTACAATTTAGCTGAGCCTATATACTAATAAGTAAGTAGAATGGATTTAATGGGGGTGGGAATCTCGGCTCACCCCCAAATCCTTAATTTTTATGATACAACCAAAAGTAAATAAAACGTTTACTGATATGTTAAAGCTAGTTCGAGATGATTGTAAATTAGTTTGGAATGATATGATTGAAAGATTCCAGATTATTCATAAAGACAAAAGAACAGGTTTGGAGAGAATTGTTGTTACTGTTGAGGATGACGATGGTAATTTTACTCTTCCAGATAATAGGGCAATGATAAAGCTTGGAAATGTTTATTGGGAGCTTATTGATAAATATCCTAGCCCAACAGAATTATGGGGAAAGTTTTTAGGTTCACGAGAAGATAAAAAGAAAAAGCAAAAAGCATTGAGAGAAGAGTATCGTAAGTGGTGGAATAAAGACCACAGAAGTCAGTGGAGAAAAGCTTTAGAGAATTTTCATAAGGGAGTTGTTCGGACACCTCCTGCTGAAAATAAAATAATAATAACTTAACGGGGGAAAAATGGAAAATTTAAAGAATGGAGAAATAGTTGTCGATGGTATTCGTTACGTTCCTGCGTATGATGCCATGGCTAAGGATTACAAAAATGCTAATCCAAGAGTTTTTAATGTTACAAAATGGGACGTTGAATTGGGAATGAATAGCAAGCCATTCAATTTTGGACCACAAGAGGCAAAAGAAATATGGGATACAGACATCATCAGACACCTAACAAAGTGGTCATCAGGAGGGCATAAAGGAGTTGTGCACCTTGTTTATAATGAATCAATGCAAAAGAAGTTCCCTTCATTTAAAGAGTTTTATAGAGAACAAGTAAAGACTGGCATTAAGAACATACGAAAGACAATTGAAGAGGCTTTGACATACGAAGAGCAGGCGATTTCTGAAGTTCATGCAAGAAAAGGTACAGTGTCTGATAAAAAAAGAATGGGAACAGAAAGATTTGAAAAACAGCTTGCAGAAATCAATGAATGGGAAAAAGAATATTTGAAGAAATGGATTGAAGAAGATAAGGAAGAGTTATCTAATATTGCAAAAGTTTCGGGGGAAACTAATGTTGAGGTAGTTGATGAATCTACTGACAATCAGGACCAGGGCAAGGCAAAAGTTGGACGAGGTAGACCCAGGATTCTGGACTGATACTGAACTAAACGCCTACATCAACGAGGGCAATCGTCATTATTGGAAGATGTTAATATTGGCTCAAAACCCAATCTCATTAACATCAGCAAAACTTAGTATAGTTGCAGGTACAGATACGGTCGCTTTACCTGATGATTTTATTAAGGCTCGCCTTTTAGAAAAGATATATTCAACTTATACAAAGCCACTAGTATTTTTTGAAAGATACGATTTACCATCCGGCACATCTGGATCATCTACAAACGACTATATTTATAGATTTATTGGATCTAATCTTCTTCTCGAACCAACACCACAAACAACAGAAACAAACGCACTTAAACTCACTTATTTTAAAAGATGTGTTGAGATGGATGATGATTCAGAAAGTCCTGAGTTTGATGAAATTTATCATGATATGTTGGTTGATTTCTGTGTTTGTAGAGCAAAAGAAAAAGAAGAAGATGGTGGAGATGGAACGCCTTTTGCAATTCAGTTAAAAGAAAAAGAACAGTTTTTTAAGGAAATGATTGAGAATTCAACAATACAAAGGCGATACACTCAGCCTTTTGGAATTTATTAGGGAGTTATTAAATGAAAAATAAATTTATATTAATCACAAGTTTTTTGGTTTTATTGTCTTCTTATTCTTTTGCAAGAATAACAGAAACAGAGATTGGAAAAACATACGAAAAAATGACATTGAGTTCTGTATCAACAAATTCAACAAACAACTCTGATTCAATTGATGTGAGCAAATTCTTTGCTGGTAGTGTACAAGCTGTTTGGGCTGATCAAACAACCGGAGGAGTTACTAAAACAGCAACATTTGAACTAAGATCATCTTGTGATGGTGTTAATTATGACTCAATTCCAAACTCATCAACTACAACTTCTGGAGTTTCTGGATCTGAAATAATTGAATTAACATCTATTCCATGCAGTTTATTGAGAATAAGTATTACTGGAACAAATGCTTCTTCGGGAACTATAACACCATACTTTATCGGTAAGAAGTATTAATAAAGAGGTTTAAAATGGGAGTTGTAACAACTTTACCTGTTCAAGGTTCTTCTAGTGATGGTCAAACAGTTGCATTGGTTGATAAGACTACAACTACTGGAACCATTATAAGATACTGCACATCAGATGCTACTCTAAATACAATCACAAAAGATTCTCATGGTTTTTCAAATGGTGATATTGTAAATTTTAACGCAACAACTTTTCCAACAGGAATAGCTGCAACTGGTTTTTATTATGTAATAAATAAGACAGACAATACTTTTCAAATATCTTTAACAAACGGTGGTGCCGCAATTGATTTTACTGGAGCTAGTTCAGCAATGTATATTTGCGCTTATGCTGATCCTGCTACTGATATTATATCTTTAAAACGGCATGGTTTAGTTAATGGTGATAGAGTTTGTTTAATAGCAACAACAGTTCCAACTGGCCTTGCAGCTACGACTATATATTATGTTGTTAACGCAACCGCTGATACATTTCAAATTTCAACAACTCTTTCAGGATCTGCTTATAATTTCACAACTACTGGACAAAATTTATTAGTTTGTAAATGTGAAGAAATATTTTCTCATGTTGTTAACCCAGACAGTATGATGACCGTTTATTATGAAGCTACATGCAAACAAGTTGGAACAACAGCAACAAGAGGATATTTCTATGGAGACACTTGTTGGACAAGAGTTGGGTCTGCTGTTTTTAATAATCAAACATTGCATTCAATAGCATTGAATAGAGTTAACTCGTCGATTTTTAATATACTTATAGGACAGAATGCTGGTGATAATACTGCAAAGATATTTGTACATGGAATAAATGAAACTCCTATAAGATGGGTTGGTTCTGTTAAATATAGAGTTTTAGAAGGTTAAACTGGAGATAATATGACAGTAGGATATATTGACGGAAAATATTATGATGTTGACAGTTCTATAAATGCAACTCAACAAAACATTCTTTATGTTGGGAAACATGGGTCTGATGAGAATGATGGTAAAACATTAGATAGAGCGTTTTTAACATTCACAAAAGCTCTTTCTGTAGCAATTGCTGGGATGACAATTCAATGTTTTGATAATGGTGTTTATGAAGAAGATTTAACTTTTGTTGATGATGTTAATTTTTATGCCCCTAGCGCTACTTTGACAGGGAATCATGATTTGGCAAATTGCTCAATTACATTAGGCACACAAACATGTTCTCATGATGAAGCTTTTACAATGGAAGTAGCTAAAACAGCGTATATAACTCTGGATCGATATCTTGGAACTAGCAATAGTTGTCTTGTTTATTCTGAGACTGGATCTGTTTTTGTAAATTGTAATAATGCATTATACCATGATGGCACATTCTTGAATTGTGGTGTTGGTGGAAAAATTTATTTTAATGGACAACTGGTAGAATCTGATGGTGGTGGTTCTTTTTGTTTTGCCTTTGATGGTTGTAATATTGAAGCTTTATTAAACACAGGAAAAAACATAGCGACACTATTCACAAACAATTATGCAGACACAACACCTGGCAGAGTAAGCATTTTTATAAACGATTTAATCAACTGCACTAAATTATGTGAATTAGGTAGCCCATACACAGTAACCAATGTTCTCTGTAATTATGCCACAGGTTCTTTAACTGAGAATACTTATGGTTATACAAATTGGAATTATAGAATTGCAGGATCTGGTGGATCTGGATCAGGAACAACAATCACAAGAACTGTTTGGGATGGTAACTTGCTTGCAGGAATAGCAAACGCAGTAACGATAACTCATCCTGCTGTAGCAGATGAAAAAAATAAGTTTGTTGTTGCGAAGCAATTATTAGCCATTGATCCTTACGTAAGTTTAGAGACTGTTCAGTCAAGAAGTAATTCAACATATTGGACTTATGACAATCTAAATACAAATAGCGCAACATGGATTGATGAAGGCGGTGGAGTTGGTCATTTCTCTACGGCTCCTGGATCTGATGTCGTAGTAAACTGCTATGTCAAAATTAATGGTGTTGAATATAGAATAACAGTTTTAACTAATGACGGTACAGGTGCTGGAGAAGTTACTTTAAGCGGTACTCCTGGTGCAAATTATTCAATTGATTGGATTCATTGCGGTGTATTCGAAAATGGAATTGATTGTGGTAATGTTGGAGGCTCTGGACCAAGCCCAATTGGGAAATGGTTCACTGTTACTGCAACAGCTTCAAATGAATATGTTGGATCAATGGCATCTACTCTTAGAAGGTTATATTGCCAATTTGGTCAACAGGGGGCGTATACAAGTAGAGTAAAGGTATCTATAAGTAAAGATGGTGGAACAACATGGTATAGTCATAATGGGACAGCTTGGGAGACAATGACTAAAGCAGACTGGGCGACAAAAGGAATTGAGTACGATTTTTCACAATATAGGATTGAAGCTTCTGATGGTACACCAATGGATGAAACTATGTGGGGTGCTTTAGACGCAGATCTTTCAAACAAACACATTAGATTAATGGTTGGTTTTTATTGTGCGGATGTAACAGATTATATCTATACTTCTTATCTACAAATTGAGGCTTACCAAAAAGCAACAGTGAACCAACTCCCGTATCGTGTTGGCTATGGGGATATGACTCAAGTTATTGCTAAGACAATATCAACAACAGAGACATTGGTTTACAATCAATCAAACTCTACAATGTCAGATGTTAAAGTAATTGTGCACACTTTATCTTAAGAGGTTTTATGAAATTCGTTGTTAAAGATGGATGGGTAGTAAACAAGTTTGTAGACGGAGCTAAGTACAATGGAGAAATTGTAGAATCAGAAAAAGTGCTAGGACTTTTATTCGATTCAAGAGGATTTCCAAATTACAAATGCAACGATGGAATTATTGAAGACGTGATTGAAGCGGATATCCACTCATCAGATTTTTATAAAGAATGGGTAATAGCGAACAGAAAAAAAGGATATGCTGTATCTGATGGTTTATGGTTTGAATATTTATATATGAAAGAAGTTGGTGACCCAAAAGCAGAAGAAAAAAAACAAGAAGCTATTTTGGCTGTACAGAAAGCAAAACAAGATTTTCCTAAAGTTTAAGAGGTATTATGGGAACAGTAAACACATTAGGTCCAAGCGTTAATATTGAATATGATTCAACAGGTTCATTGGCTGTCAAGGAACAGTTTGCTCCTGTTGCTGAAGATAATACTAATGGTGTTATCGGTGTGATGATTAAGCCTATAGTATCTTCTGCTTATTCTTACACAAATTATCAAAACAATTCTTTTACTACAGTTAATGTAAAAGCTACTATTGGAAACTTATTTTCGTTTACGGTTCACAATACAACCGCATCAACAAGATATATTCAATTTCATGGAACAGCAACAACTCCAGCAGGAGGGGCTACAGCAACTTGGAAACATGTTGTTCCTGCAAATAGTTGTGTAGATATTGGGAAAGATATTTTTGGAGAAGCTGGAATGAACTTTCCATTAGGTTTTGCTATAGCAAATTCTAGCACTCTAACAACATATACAGCAGGATCAGCAGGGGATTTAGTTATTGATTTAAACTATAGGTAAAAATGACAATATCAGTTTTGCCATCTCGTGGAATCTTAGTCAAATGCTGCCCAAATAATGCTGCGGCAACAGGTGCTGCAAACTGGGGCACTAGTGGATCTTTAACTAAAGAATTTCTGACAACAGGAAATCCAAGCAGGATAAGGCAAACAGGAAAAGTATTAAGATTTAAATTTGCTTTTGATGATAAGCAGTCCGTAAATGAGTTCTCTATTTCAATTTGGAGAAAGTCAGGAACTACTTACAATAGGATTCACACAACAAGTAATTTGATTTCACAGATTACTGACAACACAGTAAATACAATAGATTTAGAAAATGGATTTGATGTTATACAGGGCGACTTTATAGGTTATAAGATTGTTTGGAATATGGCTGGAACTAACCTTCATGCATTAACTGGAATAACGTATATCACATCATACGCATATAATGGAATAGCATCAGATACTAATTTTGATTGGGAGTCTCAAACATCTTATTCTGGATCATATTTCCCTATTGAAGCACACATAGAATCACCTCAATTAGTAACTATTGGAGACTCATTAATAGGAAGATACGATTCTTATATAAGTAATTGGGATGGATCTACAGGAACATCTATAGCAAAAGAATTATCTAATCTAATGGGTGGCGTTTCATATCAGAATATGGGAATTGGTTCTCAGAGAACAGATCACATTTTAGCAAGATTTCAAACTGATGTTGTTGATTTGTGTCCAGCAATTCTTGTCATGGATGGTGGGGCAAATGATGTTGGTGTATTAACAACAGAACAATTTTTATCTAATTGGACTTCAATGTTGGATATGTGTGTTGGAATTAAAACATACGTTATGTCCATTCCTTCAATTACAAGTTTTAATTCAGTTAACTCAAGACAGGCTGATTCATGGAATGTTTTGCTTAAAAACTTAATTGAAACATCATATCCACAAGTTACTTTTATTAGTGTTCGTCAAAATTATGGTCAGTTTAGAACTGCTGGTGATGCTGGTAATTTTTGGAATTTAAGAACTGATTACAATTCTGGAGATGATGTTCATCCTAATGATTCTGGAATAATAAGACTAGCTACAATCGTTTATTATGAATGGGATAGAATTTATTTAGAAAATTATAAAAGAAGATTAGTTCAAAATAATCCATATTCTTTAAATATAGGAACATCTGGGGCTGTTTCGGTAACTAGTAATGATGCATTCAATTTTGATTACACAGCAGATTTTACAATTCTTGGATGGGTAAATCCTCAAAGAAATAGCACAAGAATAGCTTATAGAAGAACTGCAAAGGGATACGCTCTTCAAACTACGTCATTGTATGGTGGATATGTATTAGATTTTTTTGTTAATGATGGGGCTAATAGAAATTATGCAGGAACAAGACCGCATTTTGGATGGACATGCGCTGCTGCTGTAATGAGATCAGGTTATAGAGAGATTTGGGGAGATGGTGTTTTAGAAATTTCAACACAATATACATATGGATCTTTTGCAGCTACAGGACAAACTTTAAATATTTACCAAATTGTTGCAACAGGATTTAACTTTAACGGTGGCCCTATTAGAATCTATAATAGAGCGTTAACACCTACGGAAATTAAAGATTATTATTGGTATGGTATAGAGCCTTCATCATTAGGATTATTGCTTAGATATGATTTGACAGAAGGATCAGGGTCTTCACTTACAGACTTATCTGGAAATGGATATAATGGTACATTTACTGGATCAGTAACTTGGAACTCTACAAATTGTTCAAACAAACAAAGATTATCTTCAACAAGACAATCTCAAATTGGAAGGGTTCTAATATGATGAAAAAAATATTATTATTTATTTCTCTAATACCTAGTTATTCTTTTGCTTCTGTTTATACACCAAACAATGTTGTTGATTCTGTAGCAACAGGATCAATAGTTAGATCTAATGAATTGATTTTAAAAAAGAATTCAAGATATATGTTTTTTATAGAGAGTGATGCTGCGAGTAACATTATTTCATACTGTGCTTAATGGTATGAAAAAACATACCCATAAGGAGAATTAAAATGGAACAACAACCTTTTGACTTAGTAAATCAATGTGTAGGTTTAATAGTTAATCCTGATAATATTTTTACAACAATTGGATATGGAGTTCCGTTTGTTGTTCTTGGAGTGTTTGCGTTTATTAAAAAATCACTTCCTAGTTTTATTCTGCAAATTGTTAAAGGAATTGTAAACGCAATACCAAAGAAAAAATGAATATATCTGATTTAACAAATACAATGATAGAAACAAAAGAAGATGTTGCCTCATTAAAAACAGATATAAGCTACATTAAAGAAGATGTTTCTATGATTATTCAAAAACTTGATGAAACTCTAAATGGGTTTCATAGTAGAGATGCTCGTTGCGCAGTACATGAATCAAGAACTAAATATATTGATTCAAAATTAAAGACGTATATTAAAGTTTATGGACCTATATTAACTTTCTTATCTTCTTTATTTGGTGGATTAATTGTTTATATAGTAACAACGCATATTAGATAAATTATGGGAATACCTTTTCAAACATTAACCTTTGATAATCTAAGAGGGATTAAAAACAATACCTCTTTGACTTCAAAACCAGCCGTTAATGCTGAACAAGCAAAGAATGGATATTTTGATAGAAAAGGTTCTTTTATAACAAGAAAAGGTGGTGAGAAGTATAATACAACAGCTTATTCATCAAAAATTGTTGGATTGTACGACTTCAGATATTCAAACAACGGTAGTCAAAAGATATTATCAGTTGCAGGAACCAATATTTATTCTGGATCATCAGGAACAACAATCACAACTGGGCAAACAACTGGATTGGTAACGGACTTCTGTCAATACAAGGTATCATCCGAACTTTTTGCGTCATCTAAAGACTTTTGCTTTAT